AGAAAGTTTTTAAGGAACAACTAAGTCGGATATATACGGGGGTTCCCTGATTGTTTGCATTTGCGGGTGGTCTTGGCGTTTCCGTACGGCAGATAGTTAAAAATCGGAGGAAACTATGAAAGATGGGATTCCATATTTTCCTTTGGATTGTGAATTGGACAGTAAGTTTGAGTTAATAGAAGCAGAATTTGGTTTACAAGGATTTGCAGTAGTCGTCAAGCTCTTACAGCGCATTTATGGGGGCGAAGGTTACTATTGTGAATGGACAAATGAGGTGGCGTTGTTGTTCGCGAAGCGCAACAGTACGGGTGGCAGCGTTGTTTCTGAAATAGTGAGTGCTTCTATAAAAAGAGGTATTTTTGATAAAGATATGTTTGAAAGATACGGGATTCTAACGTCAAAGGGAATCCAGTTAAGGTATCTAAAAGCAGTAGACCGCAGAAAGCAAGTCAAAATCAAAAAGCAATACCTCTTAGTTAAGTGCGCCATTTTGCCGAAAAATGTATGCATTATCGAAGAAAATGCAAACATTATTCAAAAAAATGCTGACATTTCGCAACAAAGGAAAGAAGAGGAAAGTAAAGTAAAGAAAAGTAAAGGAGACACTATATGCGCGCATGTGCCGTTTTCTGAATTTTGGATTTTGTATCCTAAAAAGCAAGCAAAGGCAGCAGCAGAAAAAGCATACTTAAAGATAAAGCCCGATAGGGCATTATTCGAAAAGATGAAAAAGGCACTGGAAGCGCAAAAAGCATCTTTTGATTGGCAAAAAGAAAGCGGTAGATATATCCCACTACCTGCAACCTGGCTAAACGGTAAGAGATGGGAGGATGAGTTGGAGGATGTACACAGTGGACTACAAAGCAGAAATATTGAAAATAGCGCCCCCAGAAGTGATTTCGAAGATTCATTGGAAATGTATCAGGAAAAAGAGTGCCGCAACCTAAACTCCTTGACAGGTGACCTAAAAGGATATGATTGCGAGATATGCAAAAATAAAGGTGTTGTATATGTCCTTAAAGGGGGCTGTATGGTCGCACAGGAGTGTAAATGTATACCAGTAAGGCAAACTCTTATCCGAGTGCGCAAAAGTGGATTAGAAGACATTTTGAAGCAAAATACATTTGAAACGTATAGCACAGATGAACCGTGGCAAGAAAGAATCAAAAAAACAGCCATTAATTTTTTAGAGGATTATCAAGGAAATTGGTTTTTCATAGGTGGACAAGTTGGAGCAGGTAAAACGCATATATGCACGGCACTAGTCGGAGAGTTTATCAATCGGGGCTATGCAGCAAAGTATATGCTGTGGAAAGATGAAGCAACGAAGCTGAAAAGTGTGGTAAATGACGCTGATAGCTATGAGCCTTTGATGTATGAGCTAAAAACCATACCAGTTTTGTACATAGACGATTTTTTCAAGACTTCCTTAGATGACAGGGGAAACAGAGTGCCTCCTACACAAGGCGACATTAACTTGGCGTTTGAGATACTTAATCACAGATACAACCAAAACAAAATAACGATTATTTCATCAGAAATGACGATACGTGAACTTATCGC